TATATTAATAATATTTCTAATACAAATAAGTTAAGAGAGTATGTCGATAGTGAGGTTGAAGAAGTAAAAGATACTTTGAAATCTCAAATTAAAAAAGTGGATGATAAAGTTACACAAATTAAATTAACAGAGGTTATGAATCAAATTGATGGTTTGAAAAAAGGTAAAGTTGTTTCTGATAAGCAGGTTGTTTCTATGATGAGATATTACCAACTTATTGGGGAGATTGATAATGTCGCAAACTAAATTTGATGAACTTAAAGAAACAATTCGTTCACTAATCCAACAGGACTTAGACGAAGCATCTGTAACAGGTGCTATTGATGGTGGTGAAGGTCCTCCTAAGACACCATTTGCTTTTAGTGGTAAAAGAAAAAAAGATAAAAAGAAAAAAGTAAGTATAGCAAATCAAAGTGGTTATAATATTGCTGAAGCTAAGTTTCATGTTAAAGTTCGTGGTTTAGGTAGTGTTTTAGTTGATGCTGGTGGTAAAGGTGAAGCTAAAATGATTGTTGCAAAGCAATTAAAAAATCGTAAAGATATTGAGAGTGTAACCAGAGTTGGAGTTTCTAAAGCAAAACAAGTTGATAAGAAACTTGAGAATGTAAATGAGGGGAAGTACCACGATTACAGAAACGATGAATCAATGACACCAAAACAAAAGATTGGTCGTTCTATGATGGAAGTTCGTGATACATTAAGACAGTTAGAAAGTATAGTTGCTATGAATATTCGTTTGAAGAATGAAGTAGGAGTTGATTCTACATCCTATTGGAAAAGAACTCATACGGCTATGAAAAAAATTAGTGAAAGGTTAGTTAAGTTAGCTAATAAAGTTGGTCAGTTACATTAAGGTTTCTTATGAAACTGAAACAAAAACCAAAGTGGGAGCACTTTAAGTTTCAACTTATTTATAAGTTGTTAGATATTATAACACTAACTAAAAAATTTTGTGAAGAATCCCTAAAGAATGGGGATAGAAAAAGTTTTAATAAAGTAGAAGCTCTTGGAAAAGTAGATAGACTTATTGAAGAGTTAGAAGAAATTAGAACTGAAATAATTAAAGTAAGAAGTTAAGGACACGATCATGAGACAACTCATAGTAGATTATTTACCATTTGAAATACAACCATCACAAATTAATGAATCCATGAAAGAAAATGGTGGAAAATTAATCGTAAGTGGTATTTTACAGAGAGCAAATGCTGAAAATCAGAATGGTAGAATTTATCCTAAAGAGATTTTAGTAAGGGAAGCAAAAAAGTACAATGATACTTTTATAAGAGAACGTCGCGCTATGGGTGAACTTGACCATCCAGAGAGTTCAGTAGTTAATTTAGCTAATGTATCTCATAATATTAGAGATATGAAATGGCAAAATGACGATTTAGTAGGAACTGTAGAGGTATTACCGACTCCCGCAGGTAATATTTTAAAAGAATTATTTAGATCAGGTATTAAATTAGGTATATCTTCAAGAGGTATGGGTTCAGTAGAAACTATAGATGAAGATGAAAAAGGAAAACAAACAGTTGCAGTACAACCTGATTTTGAATTGATAGCATTTGATTTCGTATCTAATCCATCAACACAAGGTGCTTTCTTACATCCAACAAATGAGGGTGTAATCAATGAAAGTATTAGAGTAGATGATAGAAATCCTAATGAGTGTGGTCAGTGGTGTAAAGTTGAATCAATAGCAAATGATATTATTAGGGGAATGTAATGCCGAAGTATACGCAAAGAATGTGGGAAACATGGAAAGATTTTAGATTAGATGAAGCACCTAATATGTATAAAGGTGCTAAAAAATCTGCTCAAAAAGATATTGACAGTTTAGATAAGAACTTTAAGATGATGATTAAAGAAGCTGATAAAG